AACTAACTAATTCCTTAGCTCGCCCTGCTACTAGCATATCGTTCGGGTCTTTAAGTGGTAGCTCTGCAATGTAAGCTTTACCTGGTGTTAGAAGTGCAGCACATTCAGCTGCTCCCTTCCGTCCGACATCATCCATATCAAAACAGAAGACTACTTGTTCGTACCTGTCCAACCAATCGATAGCTTGAGCTACAAACTTCTTAGCTGCTCCTGCTCCGTTAGGTACACTAACTACAGGCCACTTGTTGTCCATAGCTTGACTAGTAGATAACGCATCGATCTCTCCTTCAGTCACAACGACACGCCGTCCTCCGTCTCGCCATAGGTGTTGACCGTATAGTCCGATCAACTCTCCTTTAATAGCGAATTGTTTATTAGCGTAGCGTATCTTCTGACCGCAAGTCTTACCGTCTCTCGTTTTATAGTTAGCTATCTGACAAGGTTGTCCGTTATGATTGCCTAACCAGTAGCCCCACTTCCGACAGGTGTCTTCGGTAAGGCTTCGGCGGGCTATAGATTCTGGTTCTCCTTGTATGTAATCTCTTGGTGTTGGGGTTGTGGTTTGTTTATTTAGTCCTCTATCTCCTCCTCCAACGTGATCGTCGCAACTGAAACAGTGGGTGCTACCGTCGTCGTTAGTGGAGAGTGCGTCTGAACTTCCGCACTTATTGCATGGTTGGTGTGTTGCTGTAAAAGCCATGATTTTGGTATAGTTTTGTGTGCATATAGTATGTTTTTCTTTTCGCACCAGCGTGCGTAGGTGGTGTTACTTCCTTTACGTAACTTATTGTAGGCATTCATAAACACCATGCGTATATCAAGGTGAGGATGTTGCTCTCTAATAAGTATATGTTTAGTTCTATCCTCCGCTGTGAATAAACCTTTAGCTTCTATGATGATGCCGTTAGGTAGTATGAAGTCGGGAGTGTATGTAGCTTTCTTAACATACTTTAACTTAACTGTTTCGTATTCAAAGTTAACACCACCTCGCTTAAGCTGAGATGCTAGTGTCTCTTCAAATCCAGAACGGTAATTAGAAGTTCGCTGTGAGCGTTTCTTCCGTCTCTTCCGCATCGAATGCTGAGTCAAGAGTTTCACCACCGTTAGCTACGTATCCTTCTTCAGCTGTAAAGCCAAACGATTCAGCAGACTGTTCACTTACTCCGCCGTTAGCTAACTCTAACACTTGTACTGCTGCGATCTCAAACGACACACCAAAACCAAGTGAAGCTGTGTACCAAAAGCTAGGACGGAAAGCTACGTTTACTTTGCTACCTCCCCATACTTGTACATCTTTCGGTAACGGTTTACCTGCTGCATCATACATAGCTACATTGAACAGATACTCCTTACCTGCCTTGGTCATCACTCCACCTTTTAACTTAGTCTTGATGCGGATTTGTCCGTCCTTCTCAACGATAGGAATCTCAGCTTTATTTACTTCCTTACCTAACTCATCTTGTTTAGCTTGCAACTCCTTCTCATACACAGGTCGTAGTTGTTTCTTAACTTGTTCAGCTAACTCTGGTGTAAGGATAACTTCACATTGGTACTCACCGTACTCTTTCTTGTATGTCTTGTTCGGTTCGTTCAAGTGGCAGTACTTTGAAGTACCTCCTACTTTTATTATGTCGTGTTTCTTTCGTGCTTTTACTGTCATATCTCTATTGGTGTTTATGTTTTTAAGAAAGCAGATACTTCATCTGTGTTATTGCAGAGACATCTAAGTCTCCAAGCTCCGGCACTGACGGGAGTTCTGCTTCTGGGTTTGTGTTGATTTGCTCCATTCGGAACTCGGTCAGGAGATCAACGTTAAATGTTTGTGAGTAGGTTCTTCTTACGATTGCGTTCATAGCTCTAGCGTTACAAGCGTGCGTTACAAAACAGTCATGTATGTACCCTGCATCGAAGTCAACAAAGTTTGCAACTTGATGGACGATTGAAGCGTCTAAGCTGTGTATAAAGTTAGCGGTGACTGCATCTTGTTGTCCCTTCGGGTCGATCTCATCAGCTAATTCTTCGGTGTGTAACTTCATGTATGTGTTATCAAAGACACTATCAAGACTAACCTTCTTAGTTTTACGAAACGATTGAACAACTTTAAATCCAGTAGGTGTAGTCCACATGATAGGAGCTTCATAACCTAGCTCTCGTACACTCTGCTTGAGAAACTTCATGACACTATTCACAGGTGTACACACCTCATCAGCTATTTTATTTACTATCTTACACAGCCACATAACTGCGGTCAGCATCTCTCCTGTACTCTCCCAAGGATGATTCAATCCGATGCTATGAAAGATGTTTTGCGTGAGCATATACGCTGACGAACCATACGGACGATTCATAACGGATAACTTAGCTAACTTACGAGTGAATCCGTACTGCATCCAGCTCTGTGCTATCGGTCCTCCGTCATCCTTCAAGTGATTATATACACGGTCAGCTACTTGTTGGTAAAGATCATGAGATCGGTCAGCTTCTACTAAGTTACACATCTTACCTGTGTCTTTGTCCCGTAGTAATAACGATAGGATTTGCATACCATTATTACTACAGTCTTGACGGACAGGTAAGTAACTAACATAGCCGTACCCTTCATCAGTAAACTTCTTATACTCTAAACAGAAGCGTAGAAAGCAGAACGGATCACTAGCATCAGTCCACCAGTCTGTACCGTGTGGATCATTCGCTGCTTCAAGTATAAAATCTTTACGCTTGTTCACCCATTCGATGCGATCATGTCGTGTACCTTTTACGCCCCACATATTAGCACCGTGAACTAATACAGTTTCTAAGTCATCCTCATCTACTACTTGCTCACCCTTCTTGAAGTCTAACAAACTCTTAGCTAAGTCGTTACCTTGTGGGTGTAGGTAGTGAGGTAAAGCATACACTCGTCCTCGGTAGTCACATCTATACGGAAAGAATACCTTGTCCCACTTCTTATATATCTTAGCGAGGTGTAGGATGCGACAAGCTTGAAACCTTTTACTTCCATTAGCTTCGTTAGCTGTCTTAATATCTTTTTGCTTTAACTTCCAAGCACGTAGCTCATGCGGACATTCACCGGTATATCTCGGTTGCTCGTCTATCTCTCCGAACTGTGGGATGTTACCTACTACTCGTTTGTTCTCCCAACACCTCAAGCTTATCTCTAACATCTCTTCGTTGATAGACCAAGCTACCTTCTGCATTTTATTAACAGCACGGAACACATGGTCGTACGCTTTTACGTGAGGTTCAAACCAACTCAACGGCTTGCCTGTAAAGAAAGGAATAGGTGCGATGTGTTTGGACGAGTAGCCTCCACCTATTATCGTGTGCCAGTCAACAGGTTCTTCATCTAACGCCATCTTGAACGGACGACATCCTTCCATCCACTTGTCGAACCTTCGTATCCAATCAGTAAAGTCTTTCGTAGGTAATACTAAACGCTCTGGCTTGTGTCCTTTTCGTTTACCTTTAAAGCCTACTTGCCATAGCCCAGTGTGTAATCGTATCTCTTCTAAAAGCCAAGCACCTAAGCTAGTCTTATGTCGAGCGTCCCAAAGTGTAAAGCGTTCCTCCATTTTCTCGTACAGGTAGAACTGTTTGAGCTTCATTGCTTTACTCCTGTCATCTAACTTCAACAGGTCGAGCTTGTTAGGGTGAAAAGTTTCGGTTGCTTGCTTCCATCTTGCTTCGTTCTCAAACGCTTTGCCGATACGAAAAGCCATTCCACTAACACTTAGGTTGCGATCTAGGTGATCAAGGAAGGTACGCAAAGCTATGATAGCTATTTCGTATGGACACATATCAAGTACGAAGGTCAGGAACAAAGGTGTAGTATGCTCTGTACCCCCACCAAACTGCTTCATGAACTCATCAACACGCTTGCCTAACTTCGGACACATGACGGATAACATACGCTTGGCACTGGCAGTCTTACTAGACTCACCTTCTAATCTTAGCTTTGCTTGTTGGTTACGATACTGTGCTCGTCCCCACTCACGCATCCTCCAAGTATTTCCCTTGTTGTTGTTATCGCTAGCTTCCATCTTTGTTCTTGTTGTACCAAGTCTTAGGAAGTTTTCTAGGCTTGTTAGTACGATGAGCAATAAGTTTGCCGTCCTCGTCTCGTACATACTTACCCTTGATATCTTTCTCAAAGCTGGTGATCTGAGTGTTACCCCAAAAGTGATACCAACCATCCGATATAGCTTTGTGATCGATACCAACCCACTCAGAACAGTCAGTTATCTCTTCATTTATGTCGAATTTCATGTCTCAGTATGTCGTTCTCAGCCTCCCAAAATTGTCCGTCTACAACGAAAGGTTTATTATTATTCTCGTGGGTCTTCGGTTCGGTTTGCGAACAGGTAATCTTGAACTTCGTCTTCGTCCAAGCCTTCAATCGCTTCCAAGTGGTACTCTCTTTCTCTTTCTTCTTCATCTGCTATGTCGTATGGGTTGTTAGCGTTCAGCCAGTTATCGTAGCTATTCATTTTATTATATTTTATATCTTCAGGTATGTCCCAAGATCGGTTAGCGGTAAATAAGCCTGTCTTAATCACGGTACATCCAACAGGTAAAGATTATTATAACGAGGACGATGGATAGGAATGTAAGGCTTGTCATTATTGCGTATTCTCCTTCGGTCATTGGTTGTTTAGTTGGTTCTTCATATCGTCACCTATCGGTTCGTAATTACCGAGTGCTTCGATCTGTCGTTTTAACTGTTCATCTTGTAGTTCCACCAAGCGTTCACGGACATATAGATTGTCGGTTAGCCTCTGCTTCAAGGACAGGTAATGTTGAATTAATGTGTCTAGACTAGCATCGTCCAGACTAGGTAAGTTTTCGGGGTCAGTTGTCATGTGTTGGTTTTTATTTGTTTATCTAATCGTGCAAGGTGGAATCGTAGACCCATCAGCTTGGCAAAACGCTTACCACTGTCAATGGCTTTCTTGTGAGACAGTTCTTTAATCTCTGCCACCTTGATAACCTTGTCAGCTCCGTCAAGACAGATGATTGAGTATAGTTTCATCGGTTATTTATTAAGCAGTCAGGACAGTCGTCTTGTGATTCAAAATCTTTCCCGCTGATAGTCAAGCCACAATCGTCACAAGTTTTGCGGACAGGTACGCTTTTAGGTACGCTTTCGAGCTTCTTAATTTCCTTTAAAGTTTGCTTGGCTTTCTCTATGAAGTCGCCCTTGCTACTAGCAGTGCCTTGAAACTGAGGATACTGACGGCAGGCCCATAGAATTGACGGGACGGTGTTGTATCGCTCGCTGTCGATTCTATAGAAGAACGCTATCTGTTGTCCGTTATGGCCGGTTAGGTAATAGGTTACGCTCATGCGATTATCTCTCGTTTTCCATGAATTGCTCGTATGAGTGATAACCAGTCAATGCGTATAGTACATCCTCCATAGTTTCCAAAGTGTAACCATTTAAGCGTGTGATAAGTTGCAGTGTCGATTCGGTTGCTAAGTCAAAGTTAACAAGTAAATCCCAAAGTATTTCTATTTGTTTATTCATTTTATGGTCAGGTAAGGTTTAACATTCAATTGGTTCACATGCAGAATAAAACATGATCGCTTGTAAGGCAGAATCATCGGACAACATGACAGCCTTTGGAAAACATTGGTCGCTGGTTAAAGCCTCGCCTAAACCTAGCGTATCCATAGTGTAGACATAGCCTTGATCGGTTTTCTCGATGTTCTCTATTAGGTGATCAGCGATTACATATTTACCCCTTACCCAATTGAAAAGCCAATCTGCCTCGCCATCGGTCAAAAGGTATCGCTCGCCATCTTCTAAAGTATAGTGAAAGTTTTCAAACTCGCCATCTTGAGCTTTAAGGGATTGTGAAGTATGTATTTGTTTGTTCATATATGTATTTGTTTTGTGGTTATTAGATCTAATTGATTAAGATTGTTTAATATGTTTAGTCAACCAGTAAACCCACTCCGATTGTCTTTCTGATAGATTTATAGTCTTCATATTATGATCCTAAAGTTAATCTTTTAATTTCTATATCGTAGCTGGCGATAATTTCTCCACCTTCTCCGTACCAGTGTAATTCATATTTAGTAATCTCATCCCCGTCACAATCTAGATATTGCTCATAGTAGGGTCTGACATTTCTCTTGGCAGTGGCTTTAGTAATCTTGATTTGATCTGATGCGTACCTTTCTGGGTACCATGTAAGTTCAAAATCTATTGCTTGGTTAAATGCTTTTTTAAGTTTCATTCGATTAGTCTCCTATGCGTTTTGTAATTCCTCGACTAACTTATCAAATTCTCCGAGGTCTAATTTATTTTTTAATTGTTTATGTAGTATCTCAAAACCTTTAGAGACTACACTTTTGCGAAAAGTTACACTGCTATCTATTGTATTCCCAAACCAATCAATGATCTGATAAGCTGGTGCGCCTAACTCATCTTCTAGCTTTGGTGAAAACAAGGTGATATGTCCCTTCTTTGTGTGAATTTTAAATCTATAAAGATTGTTTGCGAATGGATTTGTGTCGTTGTTCATTCGGTTGGTCTCCTTATGCGTTTTGTGCTTTTTGAATTTCAGATCGCCATCCCCCTAGATAAATGAAAGAGAAGGAGTTCCCGATTAGCTTGTCCAGTTTGGTTTCGTTTTTGTTCATAGTGTTATTGTTTTGGTTTTAGGATTTAGGAAATAGCTAATCCAACGCGAACGGATTCCCCGCACTCAGAGTATTTGAAAACTATAGAAGAAAAGAAGCTCTCGTTATGATATCCATGCCATCCGTACATTTCGTGCGGTGCCCCTCTTTGGTTTAAAGCATTATTCACGCTCATGAATTCGTTAAGATCGTAAACACGACCGCGGTATCGAAAGAATGAACTTTCCTGTACTGTGTTGTAAGAATCTTTAAGTTCATCTTGCTCGTCTTGCTCTAGTTCGTGGAAGTATAAAATATGGCGGTATTGATTGTTTGTTATAATTTTCATGTTATTTGTTGGTTTTCTAGGATTCGATTAGCTTAGTTTCTTCGATGGTCACATAAGTATCTTTGTACTCCATCATGTACCACTTTATTATATCGAAAATTTCGTGGGCATGCCCCTCTTCTTTTAATGTTTTTTGAAAGGTGTCAAACTTATCTGTTAACTCTTGTAAATACTCCATATCGGACAGGTAAGATTTAAGGTAGTTGTTAATAACATCAATCGAAATGTCGTGAGTAAATATCTTAACAATTTCATCATGTGAGCGGTTAAGACCTATAAGTAAATATTTAATTTTCATAATTCTGAGGTGTCGGTAATGTCTGTAATTACCCAGCGATCGTCAATGATCGCATCGGCTTTGTCGTAAGCTCTAGAGCGGTCTGTAGCTTTTAAAGTAAAGCTCTTTCGGCACATACCGCTTTGCATTGTGATTTTGTAGGTTTTCATGTTATTTGTTGGTTTGTTGGTTTTAGTTAATTTAGGAAAGAGCTAGTCCAACGCGGATTGCTTCACCGCACTCAGAGTATTTGACAAGCACAGAAGAAAAGATGGTTTCATTGCAACAACCATCCCAATCCCTAAGCGTACCCTTTCCCCATTGTTCGTTGATTCGAAGGAAATCGTTTAAATCGTACACATGACCGCGGTATCTAAAGAATGAACTTTCCTCTACGGTGTCGTAAGAATCTTTAAGCTCATCTTGTTCATGTGTCTCCAATTCGTGGAAGTATACAATTTGACGGTAATGATTGTTAGTTATAATTTTCATGTTGTTATTGGTTTGTTAATTTAAAGTATGCTTCCCAACTGTGCCAATCTCCCAAATAAATGCAAATAAAAAAGTGCAATCGATAGGTAAGCGGTCTAGAGCTTGATCGATGATGTTGTTTTGATCGTCAAGTATTGCTGTAAGTTATTGATGTTGTAAGACTTGGCGAGATTGATTTGATAAGATTGCGATACCTAAGCGGATTGTAGTAGGTAATGAAGATGGTAGTTTGATGATCGTTATAGTTGAGATTGAGACTTGAACTTGGAAAGCGAAAAGCAAATAGAAGAGTAAACGCAAAGACTTTGCATTAAGCGAACCAACTTACAACGCAGTTCATGCTTACACTAATTAAACTAAGTACATAGATATTTAGTAGTAGTATCATCATGCTTGTCTGGTAATTATATAATAAAAGAGCGATAATACTTATGCATTTAAACTAACAGCCTGCTTTACTCGTGTATTTAGTTCGAACAATAAGCATTATGTCCAATAGACTTGCAATAGGTTAACTTTTTAACTGTATGAAGTACTACCCCCACCCTATAAAAATTTAGGGGTACCATTGGGGTAAAAAACTTGCGGGCGTATATAGCGTAAGCCTCTCACATTTTTTCTTCTAAACCTTTCGCCAAGCGTGTCTCTTATGTGCTACGTTGTACGTTATATGCTAAGAGCAACCTTTACTGAACTCGACCCGATACCTATAGCTGACGACCCTTCGGTCCCACTGTACGCATGGGAGGCCGTCTTCTGGATTTAGAAGAGTGGCGATAGATCGTCCGTATCATCTTCTACTACATCATCGCTTGAGAAGATAACATCATCTGTTTCAGTCAGTACAGACAGTTTAACGAAGTCTAAGCTACCCGCTATAGTGTAGTCGTTAAGATCGTATTCACTTTTGAACCTATGTATAAGTTTGAATAGCTCGTACTGGAAGGTGTCTGTCTGTTCGTTTATATCCATAACAGCTGTACTATAACAAAAGTTGAGAGCTTCTACTAGGTTATAAGTAACTTACTTTTTCTCCTTACTGATTTACGATTAGGTGTTGACAACATCCCTTCGGCTTGAGAAAGTTATAATCAACGCTTTACTGCTGTACTACGTTTACGTTTAAAGTTACGTTTAGAAAGCTATAGCTACAAGAGTTTACATCCATAAGTTATTGCTTCTATTTTTGTTATTGTTAGTTTTATGGAAGCTTTCCGTGAACGTTTGAAGTTCATTATGTAGTAACTCTTGTTTACGATCTAACATACTTTGATCTACATCGTTAGCCATCTGTTCAACCCAATAAGCTATAGCTATAGATAGAGCGTCTAAACGGTCATCATGAACTAAGCTTCCTCTATCTCTTGTTATTCTAGATAGCTGATAAAATAGCATATATCTAGTTTGTTGTTCTATAGGATATGTAAGAGCTGATTTATAATCATATGTTATAACCTTTGGATCTACAATAAGCTTATGACTATTTAGAACGGGTTCTAAGGTATCGACTATACGTAACTCCTTTTGTTTGTTATGACGTACCTCTTCTATAGTTACAGGATAGGTTGTTCTAAATAGCGGCTTTATAAGCTCCATAAACATACCGTCTCCAAAGTTAGATTCTATAACTACTTTATTAACTTTGTTATCTTTAGCTATAGCTACTAGATGCTTTAAAGTTTTCTCATCGTAACCTCCACGTATACCTCCGGCATCTGGTACGTACAGTTGACCGTTAAGCATCTTAACTACTGCGTATCCAGTTTCATCCTTACCACGTCCTGAGGGGTCAATGGAGAGTACAGAACCAGTATAAGGTATCATATCACCTACTGTGTTAGAAGGTCTTCTATAGCGGTCACCACTAAGTCCTACATTAGGTAACTCTCTATCTGTGTTATCATCATCACTAGACCACACTACTTTTTCAGGAGCTAAGTCTACATCTATATCCATGATAATAAGATCGTTAATCTTTAACGGGTATCTATCAGCATCAGATAGCTTAGGATTGAGCATGAACTGTAGAGCATAGCCTGTACGTCCGTAGGACATCTTACGTTCTTCTAGGTCTAAGTCAGAGAATCTAAGAGGTTCTGTTGTAGTACCTATAGTGTCTTCGTCTATAGCGTCCGCTAGGAGGGGTGCTAGATCACCTGCATAGTTGTAGGCAGCTTCTTTAGCGTTAGGATACTCAGAAGGCCATATACGAGCGTTGTAGCCTCTGTCTCGCAGTTTGTTATAGATAGAGTCTTCACACTGTGGAGTGCCCAGGAATAGGATACGAGAGGTGTCTAAGGGTTTAAGGATAGCTTCAAACTCTTTTACCTGTTCGTCTAGCTTGTCACGCATACCTTGAGTAGCTGAGTTGTTAGGAACTTCTACGTCATCTGCTACGATTATATCAGCACGAGAACCTGTAAGCTGTGATGTTATACCTAGTGACTTAACGGAGGGAGCGTGAGCTGCCGGAGCTGGACCTACATCAAAAGCTATCTTAGAGAAGCGTTGGTTCTCAGAGGGTTTTAATCCTTGAAGAATAGGAATCTCTTGAATGATCCTCAAGGTAAACGTAGAGAAGTCATCTGATCTATTCTTACTGGCAGATACAACAAGTATGTTCTTAGAAGGGTCTAGCAGTAGTTGATGTACTACATAAGCACTACACACCCAAGACTTACCTACACCACGGAACGCCATGATTAACGATCTCTTAGGACCGTGTTGCATGTACTCCGCTATATCGTATTGAAGCGGTGTAGGGTCTGGTAGGTTAAGGTGTTTCCAAACTAGGTATAGAAAGTTTCTAAAGTCCTTGAGCTTGGGTGGTATCTCGATGTTGTTCTTCTTCAAATGGTAATGCTTCTATCTGACTGTTTAACGCTTGTAAGGGTGTCCCTAGACCGCTGTCCATAGTAACATTGTTATCTTTAAGGAACTGACGAGCACCGTTAAGTAGAGCAGCGTTGTACTCTCCGTGATCGTCCATGAGGTCTATACTGTTCCTGTATGCGTCTGCTATCTTATCGTGCAGCTTACTTCCTTCTTTGTGACTCAGCATATTGTTATAGTAATAAAGCTTGTTATCTTTGTAAACAAAAAGAGGCGGCTCCTAAGAACCACCCCTTTAATGTGTATGATATGAGTAAACTTCTATCTATTCCTCTCTCGGTATTTCTTCACTGTGATCACCTAGTCCATTCATATTATTGAGTATTCTAGTGATCCATGTGTTCAAAAGAGCGGATGAGCTGACACCGAGTTTATTAGCGATGCCAGCCACATCCTTCTTCTGTGACCGTTTGAGACGAAAAGATATAGATGACGTATCACCTTTTTTCTCTTTCGTGCTCATCTGGTGTTATATTAATTCAATTAGGCCATTGCAGCTGTAAAGTCAGCCAATGATCCAAGATTGTTACCGTCTCCAAGAACAACGTCGTTTGCTTTAACGTCAATCAAGGAAGCACTTGAGTCGTCTCCAGTGATGTCAGTTGAGGAAGCAGCAGCCGAGGTTTTGTAGAACGCAAACTTATCGATACCTTCGTCGTATACAGCAGCGATGTTTCCACCGTCTCCAGTACCACGCTCAATGATAAGACCAGCGTCGTTTGAGTTGTTAGTTGAACCAGCAGCACCATCGTTGATCAAAAGAATAGAATCCTTGATCTCGGAGTTAGTGGTCTGAACGGAAGTAGTTGTACCGTTAACAGTTAAGTTACCGCTAAGTGTAAGGTTAGTTCCGCTTACGTCGCCGGTAAAAGCAGCACCAGCAAGGTTAGCTTTGGCAACGTCAAGAGCAGATTCAGCAGCACGAGCAGTCGAAGCTTCAGAGTCAATGTTAGACTGAAGAGTCGTGTCAGCAGAAGCTCTAGCAGTAGCCTCACCAGAAACAGCAGCAATACGTGCAGTTTCTTCGGCGTCGATGTTGGACTGTAAGGTCGTATCAGCTGATGCTCTAGCAGTTGCTTCGTCAGATATGTTTGTTTGAAGTGTGGAGTCAGCAGCTTGACGTGCACTCTCTTCGGAATCAATATTACCTTGAAGGGTGGTATCAGCAGCGGCTCTTGAGGAAGCTTCACTTGTGATGTTGCTTTGAAGAGTTGTGTCGGCAGATGCACGAGCTGTTTCTTCAGCGTCAATCTCAGCTTGTAAAGCGGAATCAGCAGAGGCACGTGAGCTAGCTTCAGAAGCGATAGCGTCAGCGTTAGTTTTGATTTGTCCGTCAAGAGCTTCGTCGGCTCCAACCAATGTAGTTACCGAAGTAATGTAGTTAGTGGAGGAGTTAGCGGAGTACGAACCACCAGCAGCAAGACCAGCACCACTTTGAGTAGCGTCTAGTTCGGACTGAATAGCGGAGTCAGCGGATGCTCTGCTGCTTGCTTCACTGTCAATATTACCTTGTAAGGTAGAGTCAGCAGACGAGCGGCTTGAAGCCTCACTGTCGATGTTAGCTTGAAGGGTCGAATCGGCACTTGCACGGCTAGAAGCTTCAGCAGTGATGTTCGACTGGAGAGTAGCCTCAGCGGCTAACGCTCTTGTTTCTTCTGCTGCAATAGCAGATTTAGTCGATTGACCGATTTGATAGAATATGGATGATGTATCTGGCATATTAGTATGTATTTAGTTAGTGATTATAAAAAAATCAATGTGTTAAGCAGTACCGTCCGAAACGATTTCCGTCCAAGCAGAGCCGTCCCAAATGATAACTTTATTAGTGTCCGTCTCAAAGTATGCTTCACCAGCAGCTGGCGACGCAGGACGGGTTCCTGATGTGACTGTATTTAATTTAGCCATGTCTTATTCCTCTATTGTTTCAGTCCAAGCTTCTCCTGATAATACAGTAAGCATAGCTGAGTGACTCAGTGTGTCTTTACCGTACAAGCAACGAGGTTTAGGTCCTTCGTATTTAACAAAGGTTTCATCCCCCGCTAGATTGTATCTTAGTGTATCTCCTGAATTCTCAAGCACGTCATCAAAGTTGACGGATGAAACATCAGAAGCGTTTAGTATAACATATTGTCTATCGCTCATAATTATTAAGAAGGTTAGGAAGGTACGCTTGAAGAGAAAGTAGGACCGTTAGTGAGTGTACCGTTATTACTTCCAGACCCTTGGTCTGTAACAGTAGTACCTGTACCACTATCGTTATCTCCCATTCTCCACCATCCGACAGGACTCAATGAAGAAATGTCTGCGGGTACACCGCTGTTGTATATACTTGTAATATCAGATGAAGATAAGGCAGAATTAAATATTGAAGCTTCATCTATATTGCCGCCAAAATAGTTGTAACCAACCGTTGCACCGATAATTAGATCGTGAG